ATAAGTCTTGCATTATTTACTCCTCGCTTACGCTGATACTTTTTGTTTAACAATAGCTTCTGCTTGCACAACTTGACCACCAACTCTTCTTCTAGCAACGTATCTTACGTTTCCAGAAGTAGCTTGTGTGAATGGATCTCTTTGTACTGCTAAAGCTACCCTGTCTACAATCATGTATGCTCTGCTGAAATCACCAAACAGAACTGGGAAGGCGTTAGCCGCCACGTCTGGCATATCAGTAGCCTGAACATAAGGGAATCCCAAAATAGTATTTGGTACTCCACCTTGTAAAGACATACCTGCTTGGAACACATATTGTCCTGCGGTATCTTTTAGCTTTCTGATAGCAGCTAAAGTTGTTCTATTGAAAACAAAAGAACCGTTATTGCTGTATTCAGACTTTATGCTGTGAACTAAGGTTATCAGACCGTCAGCTAATAAAGCTGTGCCGTTACCTGAGTTTACTTCACTCACACTGCTATTAGTTAATAAACCTTCTGGTTTACCAATTGAATCACCGCTAACAAATGCAGTTCCCTCAGCTTTTGCAAATTGCTCCGCAAACTCTGATTGCATTTCCGCTTCTAGGTCAAAGACAGTATCTTCTAAGTTTTGTTCAGATATGTCTACTAGGGCATAAAGCTCGTGAGCAGGGATTTCCTCTAAAGCTACATTGTAGCCTTCGGTCTCTGATCTACTGCCTTGTTCTGCTACCCAATTAGCGGAGAACTGCCCTGACCTTTTTGGTATTTGCACAGATCGTTGACCTGTGGTTCTTACCCTTGCGATTGTACGAATAGGTGAGATTTCAGTTACAGTTTTTAGTAACTCTCTTACATATTCGGGTGGCGCTAAATATCCACCTGTACTGTCATTGCTGACAGTTAATGCTTTCTTTTCATCTGGTTCAAGGTTTTCAATACCCTTTCTCACAAATTTATCAAAAGCCTCACAAGTCTCATCAATTTGCTTTGCTTCATAGCCAGAGTTAGGTCTTTTCATAACCGTCTCAAGCTGCTCTACTTGCTCTTTGATGTTTTCCTGTGAGAGTTGTGCTTTGGTCACGGCTTGATTTATTTCTTCAAGACTATCAAGTTTGCTTTCTATATTAGCAATCTTGTCATCTAAAAGAGTGTCGTGTCCTCTGCCAGTTTCTAACGCTTCAAGTTTCTCGTCATAAGCCTTCTTGAATTCTTCATGAGACTCTGCGAGGTCTTGCATTGCGCCTTTTATATCTATTTCAGACATAATTAACTCCTTACAGTTTTATTAATGGTTAATGTTAATGTTTTAATCGCTTCTACGAGTTCAGCATCATCATCAACCTCTCGCTGAGTAAATGCTTGATTGACAGCTTTTGCTGCAATCTTAGATTCAGAACGAGATAAGTTGAAAGCATCACGCAATCCATTCTCCCATTCCCTAATAGAAATCTCCTCTCCCTTTACACTACGAATCTGTGCTTTTGGATTCATAGGAAAAGTTACAAGACTAACTTCCATTAGTTCTAATTCTTTAATAATTCTTTTGCCTGTGCGTTTGTCAAATGAGACCTCTTGTGGGTTTACCTTGAAGCCTATTGATAATCCGTCTAATGCTCCCATTTTCATCAGTTCATATGCTTCCCTTCCGTTTTGCGTACCTAAAGCAAGTTTGCCTTTGACATACAAACCGTATTCATCTTCTTTCATTTCTGTGAATACGCCTATGGGCATATCTGTTTTATGTTGATATAGAAGTTTAACTCCCTTTGCCCCCTTCATTCTTAGAGTCTTTGTAAATGCACCGTCTTTAATCACGTCATTACCTAAGTCTGTATTATTAAAAACAGAACCGTACCCCTCAAATGTTCCGTCATCTTCCGTTGTAATTAGTTCTGTTTTGAAATCCAAGAATGTTTTTATATCTTCCACATTGTCCTCATGTGAATCACAAGAGCATTCAGCTTCCTTTTTCTTGGGTTTCTTTTTCTTAGGCTTCATTGGTCCACCATAACCATATCCGCTTAGTTCGTTGCCTGTAAGTCTGGTGTAGTCTGCATTAGAAGCGCAAGGCATATATACCATGTTTCCGTCTTCATCATGAGTATGTGTTCCTGCACACCCTATTTCTTTTGCTCTCTCAGCCGCTTCCTCTTCTGTGGTGAATACGTCTCTTCGTATTCTTCTTTTTTCATCATTAACATCATCTTCATCTTTGGAAGCGTAGCTTGAACTACAGACTGCTAGTCTTTGGTTGTTGTCATATTCATCTGTCATAGTTTTATCTCCCATACAACGACTCATAAAATTACTTCTACTTTCTCCTGCTTTTGGTTTCGGTATCGGCATTATGTCAACATATAGTATCTGATTGATTACTCTAGCACAATATCTTGGTCATCTGCATAAATAATTACACATCTGCAATTGATGTTATTTTTTGCACCACCTCTTGGGTCGCCCGTATGTTTCATCAATGCGCCACCTATTACAAAATCTTCTTCCATGTTTACTTGTTGTCCGTTAGCTGCTGCATGAGCAGACCTTGTTCTCAAATCATTTGTTGCAACCCAAGTCTTAACAATGTTAGAACCATAGTCAGAAGTTACCTGTTGATAGTATTTATGTGCGGCGAACCCTGCGGCGTTGTGTGTCTCTGTTCTTGCAATTGTAGCTGACCTAGACCTTGTTATACCCCTGACCTGTGTTTCTATGTTACGGGCTATTTGTGGCAGCGTAAGACCACTTGTGCGCCCACTCTCAATTATTCTAGCGATTCTATTTGCTATACCTACTGAGATACCTGTAATCAACAAAGTGCGGGATGCATAATATTCTTCTAAAAGTGGTTCTAAGTCATAGCCTCTGCCAAAAACAAAGATGTCATCTTTCATTTCTTGCAAGTTTCTCATGTCATTTGCATCTTCGTATATTGTTGTAAATACCCTTCTATAGTGCTGCTGCAAAGTTGGTATTAGTTCTGCTTGTAAGTCTCTGTTTGCAATGCCTGCATCATATTGACCAAACTCTTTGTAGAGAAATGCTCTTGTGTTTACAAACCTGCCAAACAAAGAAGTAAGTCTTCTGAACAGTTGTCTCTCAAGCTGCTGTCTAATTCTTAATTGTTTTCTGGCTTCTTTGGCACGGCTTACCCTGCCTCTGCGGAAACGGCTAAGTTGTTTCCTGAGCGCAATCATTTCTTACTGCTTAACGGGTGTCCTTTTGGTAATAAATCTAAATCAAACTTTCCGCCCTGAAACCTTCCTGTTCTTACGGCGCTTAAAAAAGCATTTACTCTGGCATACGCCCATTGGTCAGGACCAGTAACTCTGGGTCTAACGGAAGAAGGGTTTGTTCTATAAGCACCAACCCCTCTTTTGAAAACTGCCTCAAGCATACGCAAAGTAACTCTCTTGGATTTATTTTTACCGTGCTTTTCATTGTGCTTGTCAACTTTGCTTTGCAAGGCTGCCTTAACTTTTGCTGATACTTGTTTATCATCTAAGAAAATTGGTGCGTTGCCATAACCTATGTCAATATGTCCGTCAGCATAGTGGAACCAATAGTCATCAATGAATTTATCATCTGGGTCTTTTTTGCCTTCAAGTTTTTTCGTGAGCTCTAGGATTACGTCTTTCATTCCCTGCTCACCTAAGTTGCCAATGACACCCCATTTCATTTGAGCCACTACACCTGCAACATTACTTAGGTTAGGTTCTTCGCCTCCTGCAAATGCTCTGCCGTCTCTAAAGTGTCTAGCTGCCCATGCCTCTCTTTCTTTTATCCAATCTAGAACCGCAGGTGTCTCAGAACCTTCTCTTGCCCTGCCCCACAATATAAAAGCATCATTGCCCCTAATGTTGCCACCTGCCTTCCATATCTGCTTACCTACGCCCACCTCTTTGACGTTTTTTGCAAAGGTGTAGTCAAACTGTGGATAGTTAGAGTTACGCAAAGATATTTTTTTATCATCACCTGCTTTTGGAAAGTTTGTTTCTTTCAAATCATAATCTTCATAGGCTCTTAGTTCTTCATCATCAGTTGGCTTTTCTACAGGCTCAGGTGACTCTGAACCAATAGGAAATAAAGTTGCGGGTATATATAAATCATCAGCGCCTTCAATGGGTGATAAGCCTATTGCTTCCCTTGCCTCATTTCTTGTCATGATGCCCTGCGCAACTGCTCCATTTACATTTTCATAAATTCTTCTTGTTCGTTCTGCAAGTGCAGGTATTTTATCTATGTCAAAACAAAACATTAGATTCTCTCCGAACATTGGCGCAAGCCATTCATTGATATCTGATTCTATTTTACGGAGATGAGGAATGATTGTTTCTTCATAAAGAGCAAGCCTTGCTTCTGCTACATTAGCGTAAGTTTGTGCATCAGGCACACCAACTAACTGACTAGGAACACCAAAGCACATAGCTATATCTGTAGCTGCCATATGTTTGAGATTTAAGAAGTCCATGTCTTTTGGAGACAAGCCCATTTCTATAAAGTCAAAGTCTCCCTCTAGCAAAGCTATCCTGCCGCTATTTTGAGTTCCAGAAAATCTATTGTTGATATCAGAAAGCATTTGTTGTCTTTGTGATTCAGAAAGGTTTACTGAAAATCCTTGGTCGTCTTGTGGTTTAAATACTACTGCGCCGCTTGGTCTTGCCCCATTGCTAAGAAGATTTATATTGTGGTTGCCTGACATATTATGTTGGTCTATTTCTATGGCAGCAGGAGACATTGGCGACATACCATAGTAATCATCTAATGGGTTAAACAGCTTTATTTGTTTTATATCACTATTACCTGTGGTTTCATCAATCGGATAAACAGCTTGTGTTCTGCCGTTGATTACATATTCATAAGACTCAGGTATTGGTTTGCCACTTCCTTTTATTTTTATCCTGTCTGGTCTTAACAAATGTAGTTCTTTTGGTGAGCCTATATCTGCGCCTACCTTTAATATGTAGCAATTACCGCTAAGAAGCAGATAACTGAATATAGCTTCAAAGAACTCTGAGTGAGATTGCAAGGGATTAGGTCTGTCTATTAGGCTCAATAACGGGTGACGTTCAAAAACCGAATCCCCTGCTTTTAACATATAAGGTACTGCGCTTGCACCTTTGGCTATTTCAGAAATACATCTATATACAATTGCGTTCTTTTGGAAACCTTCTTCTGATAGCTGTTCATATG